TCTATGGCAATTGCAACTTCTGGAAGTGCTAAGGCTACCATAGATTCTAATGGAAATATTGGTATTGGAACAACTACACCTACAAGCTATTATTCTGGTGCTGATAATTTAGTTGTATCACAAGCTAGTGGTGAAGGGGGAATATCTATTGTTACAGCAAATGATACTACTGGTGCTTTATATTTTGCAGATGGTACAAGTGGAGATGCACAATATAGAGGGGGTATTGCTTATGTACATACATCTGGAACAGATTTATTAAATTTAGTTTCTGGGGGTGCAACAAAAGTTACAGTTGATTCTGATGGTGATGTTGGAATTGGAACGACTTCTCCTAATACTATTTTAGAAATTGCATCTGGAAATTCTGGTGGAGATGCAGCTTTAGATGCACCTATATTTAGAATAAATAATACAACAGAAAGTGCAGATTGGGATGTTGATGATGTTGTAGGTTCTATTGAATATTATACATCTGATGCATCAGGAAATGCACCTTATGTAACGTCATTTATAAAAAGTATAAATGAAGAAGGTAATGGTACTTTACCAAGTGGTGCTTTATCATTTGGTACAGCTAGTTATAATGCTTCTGGTGGTGCAGTAGAAAGAATGAGGATTGATTCTGGTGGTAATGCTATATTCACAAAGTCTGGTGGTGCATATTTACAATTAAAAGATGCTTCAGCAGTTAGAGGTTCAATTAATGTTACTACTTCAGATGGTTTAGTGTTTACAACTGGTGCATCATTTACAGAAAGAATGAGAATTGATTCTAGTGGAAATGTTGGAATTAAATCTAGTAGTCTTGCAAATATATCTGGTGCAGTAGCAACTTTAACTTTAGGAAGCACAAGTGCAACTGTAAGTGGTGGAATAGCTTTTCAAGCTAATTCAACCAATGAGGTTTATCTCTATTGGGAAAATGATTATTTATTATTTCAAGGAACTGTAAGCGATTGTGGGTTTAAGTTTATTAATAATAATACCAATGTATTAATGCAAATTGATTCAGATGGTGATGTTGGAATTGGAACGACAAGTCCAGATGCAAAATTAAGAATAGATGCAAGTGATGACGACCAGTTAAAATTGAATAGAACAGGTGTAGGAAACACTAAATTATTTACTGATGCTGATGGGCATTTTATGGTTCAAGATGATGGAACAGATATAGTTGCTATGAAAAAAAGTGGCACACAGGGTTATTTAGCTGTAGGAACAGACCCTTCATATAATTTAGAATTATATGCAAGTGCCACAACAGGTTTTGTTGCTAAATTTAATAATTATGCTACAACAGGTTTTGGTTTATTAGTAGATTCTGGAGATGGCTCATCAAGTACAGACCAGTTTATTTATGCAGGTAGGGAACACGATGGCTCTGGTGGGTATAAGTTTGTAGTATATGCAAATGGAAACGTAGCGAATGTAAACAATTCTTACGGTGCTTATTCTGATATTAAATTAAAAGAAAATATTGAAGATGCCACTCCTAAGCTAGATGACGTAATGAAATTGCAAGTCAGAAACTTTAATTGGAAAAAAAGTGGAGAAAAAAATATTGGATTTATTGCTCAAGAAATTGAGAAAATATTTCCAAGTTTAGTTGTTGATAGCGTAGAAACAGCACCTAATGATAAGGGTGTTGAAGAACCAACAGGAGAAACTACCAAATCTTTAAAATATTCCGTATTAGTTCCTATTTTAGTTAAAGCTGTACAAGAACAACAAGAAATTATAAACGATTTAAAAACAAGAATAGAAACATTAGAAAAATGAAAAAACTATTATTACTTTTATTTCTTTGCTCTTGTAGTTTATCACAAACAAATAAAGATATTGAAAAAGACACATTAAATTTAGATTCACTTATAGATACAAATTGGCAAAAAGATAAACACTTAATTGATAGTTTATTTGAAATAAGGGAATCAAATTATTCAATGAATTAATTTATTATATTTGTACAACTATTAAATTTTATAATTATGGCTAACACGTATTCTTGGGATTGCAAAACTGTAGATGCTTGGGTTGAACTAGATGACAACTCTGATGTAGTTTATAACATTCATTATATATGTACTATCACTTCAGATAAAAAAGACAAAGATGATAACTATTATACACAATCAACTATTGGTACAACTGGAATATCTACTGATGATATAAAAGATTTTATTGCATTTAAAGACTTAACAAACGCAAAGGTTACAGAATGGTGTCAAGATTCTTTAGGTGAAGTGCAAGTACAAAATATAAAAGATAGTTTAAAATCAAGATTAGATGATTTGATAACACCTAAGTCTGTAACACTCACATTAGATTCATAAAAAATATTTTACTTTTTCTTAGTTATATTTGAACATTATTAACAATTAAATTTTTTTAATATGGCGACAACAGGCGTTTTTAATGGAACTAAGATGTTACTCCAAATGAGTACAGATGGTGGGTCTGGTTATACTACAATCGGACACGCAACATCAAGTTCTTTCACTTTTTCTATGGACACACCAGAAAGCACTTCAAAAGATAGTGGTGGGTATGTTACTCATATTGCAGGTGCAAGAAGTGGTGAAGTTAGCTTTGATGGTTTAGTTGCATATGACGATTCTTGGGATATTGACAATTTCATTGACTATATGATTGGAAATACTAATGGAAGAAGTTCATTGCACGTATCTTGGGGAACAGCAACTACAGGTGATAAATATTATACAGCTGAATGTTATGTTTCTAGTATTGAATATAGTGGAGAAGCTGAAGCACCAGTTACTTATTCTGGTTCTTTAACTATTACTGGTTCAATCACTACTAACACTAGATAATATTTATATATTTTTTTTATTGAAATACTTTATTTACTTTTAAAGTATGAACAGTAAAAGGGGTTATATAACTATAGCTTTAGGAGGTAAGGACAGAACTTTACATTTCAGTATGAACTTTTGGTGTCATTATACTGACAGCTTAAATGTCAGTATAAATGACTTAGAGAAAGTTTTCAATACAGATAATTTTTCTATGAGTTCAATAAGGGCTTTGATTTATTCTGGTCTTATTGCTTATGATAAAGAAGAAAAAAATGATATTGACTATGATGAATGGGATGTAGGAAACTGGCTTGAAGATTTAGATAATGCAAAAATAAAGTTAGTAATGGATGCAATGATGCAATCTAAGATATTAGGTAATCAACTTAATATGGGAATTGAAAGAAAACAAACTGCTTCAAAAAAAAAATAAAATCTGATTTATGGGAATACATTTTAGACTTCTACATTGGTCAATGTGGAATCTTACCAGATGTATTTTGGCGTAATACATATAGTGAAAATGTAAGGTTAGCAGAAGCATTTCAAATCAAACAAAATTTTGAATGGGAAAGAATTAGATATTTATCTACTATGCTTATAAATGTAAATGCAACTAAGGCAAATAAAAGGATACAACCACAAAAGTTATTTAAATTACCACACGATAAAATCAATAAAGTCAAAGGAAAAAAATATGAAGAAAAAGAAATGTTAGACTTTAAGAAAATGGTAGAAGATTCACAAAAAAAAGAAAAATCTAAGAAAGGTTGAAATTGATTATATTTGTTTAAAATTCAATTATGGCTGTAAGAGATACATTAATACTAGAAATAAAATCAGATGTTAGTCAATTAAAAAAAGGGTTAGCACAAAGTAAACAATCTGTAAGTGGTTTTCAAAAACAATTACAAGGTGTTACAGGCACTTTAAAAGTTGCTTTGGGTGCAGCATTAAGTGCAGCAGCTTATCAATCTGTCAGTATGGCTAAAGATTTTACAAAGTCAATGACACAAATTACTGCATTGGTAGGTGTTGCAAAAGATGAAGTTGACCAGATGGGTGTTGCTGCAAGGCGTATGGCTATTGAAACTGGTCGTAGTGCTAATGAAGCAGCAGAAGCATTATTTTTTATTACATCAGCAGGGTTAAGGGGTGCAGATGCAATGGCTGTTTTAGAGGCTTCATTAAAAGCTAGTGCTGTTGGTTTAGGTGAAACAAAGACTATAGCAGATTTAGCAACTTCAGCTTTAAATGCTTATAAAGGTAGTGGAATGACAGCAGCAGATGCAACTGATGTTTTAACAGCTTCAGTTAGGGAAGGTAAATTAGAAGCAAGTGAATTATCAGCAGCAATGGGTCAAGTGTTACCAGTTGCTTCTAATATGGGTGTACAATTTCACGAAGTAGGTGCTGCGTTTGCAGCTATGTCAAGAACAGGTACAAATGCTTCAGAAGCAGCAACATCTTTAAACGCAATCCTTACAGGATTATTAAAAACAACACCAGATGCAGAAAAAGCCTTAGAAGATTTAAATTTATCAAGTGCAGGTTTAAAACAACAAATAAAAGATGAAGGGTTACTTTCTGTTTTAACTACATTAAAAAATAAATTTGACCAAAATAAAGATGCTGTACAAAGGGTGTTTCCAAATGTAAGAGCATTAAAAGGAGTTTTAGATTTAGTAGGTGCTAGTGCAGAAACAAATGCTGAAATATTTGTTTCACTTTCTAAATCAGTTGGTGCTACTGATGAATCTTTTGGTAATGTTAAAGATGCTTCATTTGAGTTTGATGTTCAAATTGCTAAAATGCAAGATAAACTTTTATCAATAGGTCAAAAATTATTACCTATTGTAAACAAAGGTTTAGATTTATTTAATAGGTTATTAGATATAGGTACACAAGATTATGCAGCAGACTTAGAAGATGCAGAAACTAAATTAGCACAATTACAAAACAGATTTGATTCAGCAAGAGAAACATTAACTAATTATAATAATCAAACCAACCAAAGTAAAAGCACATTAACAACATACAGAAATAGCGTTATGAATGCTAGTGATGCTTTACAGAATCAACAAACTATTGTAGATGAACTAAAAGAAAAGGTAGAAGGATTAACTGAAAGCGAAAAAGTAGATGCAGATGTTAAAGATAAAATTGCTACAAATACAAATAAAATCACAACTTCAACTAAACAAGCTGCTTTTTCAATTGATGAATTAAATAAAATTTTAGGTACAACTTTTAAGTCTTTTGATACAATAACTGATGAAGATAAATTTCAAGTTTTTTTAGACAAAGGCAGCCACGCAGTTGATAATTTAATACCAAAATTTGGTCAGCTTAATGACCAGTTGTTTTTATCTAAATTAAAAATGAGGGAAATGATAGAACCAATTGAAGATGTAGAGAGAGCAATGAAAGAAGCAGACCTAGAATCAATTTCAAATAATTTTTCAAGTG